GCAGCTACACAGGCAATGGTTCGGCAGATGGGCCGTTTGTGTACACTGGGTTTAGACCTGCTTTTGTTATGGTAAAGAGAACTGATGCAGCAGATGATTGGCACCTATATGATGCTACTAGAGACACTTTCAATCCAGAAGTAAGAATGTTAGCTGCAAATCTTTCAGATGCAGAAAATACTTATAGCACAGCTCGTATGGATTTTCTGTCTAATGGAATAAAAATGAAAGCAAATGCTAGTACATTTAATGCTTCAAGCGGCACATACATCTACATGGCCTTTGCCAAACAACCATTTAAATACAGTAACGCACGATAGGAGAGATCAATGCCTTGGAAATATAGCGGAAGAGTTATCAGAGTTGGTCGATCTTGGACTGACAACGATGGCATCAAGCACCCCTACAACTGGAACAACTGGTCGGCTGATGAAAAAGCAGCAAAGGGTTTGACATGGGAAGCTGACCCAGCCCCATATGATAATCGTTTCTACTGGGATGCTGATACACCAAAAGCTTTGGATGATGTTAATGAAGTTGATGAAGATGGAAATGCTGTACTCGATGAAAATGGTGATCAGCTAGTAACGCTTGGCCTCAAGTCTACATGGAAAGCTATCATCAAGGAACAGGCTAATGGATTGTTACAGCCTACAGATTGGATGGTGGTTAAAGCTTCTGAGGTTGCTGACTATTCATTGCCAAGTCAGATCGCTACAGATCGAGCAGCCATACGCACTGCATCAAATACAATCGAGGCATCTATAGATGGTGCGGCTGATCATGCTGCGTTTATGGATTTGTTCGATGCACCGACTGACAGTGATGGCAATGTAACAGGCAATGCTCCTATAGCAGATTGGCCTGAGTAGGTGAAACAATGGCTATTCTTGAAACTATAGCCGCAGCTAATGCGGCTTACGGTGTTATCAAGCAGTGCCTACAGAACGGCAAAGAGGTTCAAGGGTTAGTCGGAGAAGTTGGTAAGTTTCTTGGTGCAGAAGAAGAGCTTCAGGAACAATACAAAAAACGACAGAACAATCCATTTGCTAAAGCTTTAGGTAAAGACATTAGTGATTGGGAACACTTCCAACACCTTGAAGAAATACGTCAGAAACGTGAAGAATTAGAAAGTTGGTGTCGGCTTTATGCCCCTGCTGGAACGTGGGATCGATGGCAGCAATACCAAGTAGAAGCAAGACGTGCTAGGAAACAGGCTCGTATAGCCGCTGAGAAGGCTCGTGAGCAGCGTATTGAGGTAGTTGCAGTAGGTATATGCATATTGATATTTCTTGGTGCTCTCGGTGCAATTTTCTGGTACATCGGAAAGTCGAGAGGATTGTGGTAATGCTTTATGTTTTAGTATTTCTACAGTTTGTTAACACAGATCACCTTAAATACTATCAGGTTGGGCCTTCATTTGCAGATTTAAAAGAATGTGAAATAGAATTAAACAAAGCCAAAGAAGCTTTAGTAATTCATAATTCACAAACGGTGGTCTGCCTTGAGGTTAGTGGAAGTTAAACGCAATAGGTTCGTTGTATATACAGATGATGGTAAATTAGTTATACAAACAAGTGACAGTCGCATAGCGAAAGGATTTTTAAATGGTGAAGATAACAGCAAGCGCAATAGACCAACTGAAGATACTACCTAGGTTGGCTTTTCTATGCCAGATAGTTTTAACTTGGAAAGTTTGTTTGTGGTTTATGACTTTGTCCGATCCAACAACTCAACAGAGCGCGTTCGTATCGCTGGTCACTGCAATGCTTTCAGCATCGTTCGCACTGTGGTTAGGTAAAGAAGCTAAGACAGATAGGGTGAACTAATGATTGGGATACTTCAAAGTGTAGCTGGATTAGCTACAACATATATTGATAGCAAAGCAAAAGTTAAAGCAGCCGAAGCTGAAACCAAAATGAAGATTGCTACTGGTGAAATCAGTTGGGAGCAAGCTGCTATTGAGGCTAGCGCAGATAGCTGGAAAGATGAGGCTTGGACTCTTTGCTTTATAGCTATTGTTTTAGGCTCATTTGTTCCTTGGTTACAGCCGTACATGAAACAAGGTTTTGAGAATTTACAAGCTGCTCCGCAATGGTTTAGTTGGGCTATGTATGCTTCGATAGCTGCAAGCTTTGGAATCCGTACAATGAAAGGATTAAAGAAATGAGTTTTAAATTAGGCAAAGGAAGTTTAGCAAAGCTTGAAGGTGTTGATGAGCGCATGGTTGCAATAGTTAAATATGCTATTGGCGTGAGTAAACAGGACTTTTCTTGTATTTGTGGTTTAAGAACTATGGAAGAACAAAGAGCATTGGTTGCCAAAGGTGCTTCTAAAACTATGAAGTCAAAGCATTTGGACGGTCATGCTGTAGATCTGATGGCTTACATTAAAGGTGTTGGTGATCGTTGGGAATTAAAACTATATGATGAGATTGCTGATGCTATGAAGTTAGCAGCCAAAGATCTTGGTATTCCTGTTAGGTGGGGAGCCGCTTGGCATATCAATAATATCGCTGAGTATGATGGCACAATGGAAGATGCTCTTAAAGATTATTGTGATCTTCGAAGGTCGCAAGGTAAGCGTCCATTTATTGATGCGCCACATTTTGAACTGAGGGTCTAATCTTTGGTCTAACAATTCGTGACGCTACGTCACTTTGAACACAGTACATTTCTGTACCATTGGCTAAATCATAAAGTTTATCTGTTGCATACTGAGCATTGTAACAGGATTCATAGTCTTTAAACCAAACTATTGTTTCTACTTCTTTTGATTTGAGTTGATAAACTAAAACTAATGCAGTGAAGAAATCCATTGCAATCCTTTCTATCTTTGGTATTTATTGTTTGGGGTGATGAGCGTGAGTATGGTTAGGTCACGCACTGCAATTACTTTCTTGTCACCTCACGACATTTCTTTTTTTACTTTTTCTACTGACGATCTGCTGACTCCACAGACCATCGAGGTAGAACTTACGCACCATCCTCTTTGCAAAAAGTATACTATGTCTTTGATTTCACTGGCTTTTAACGGGTCGTTGCGCCAACCGTCACCTCTGGTTACTGCTTGCTTAGTTACCTTTGGTTGTTTCTTTATTGGTGTTCCAAACTTTTTATTTTGTTTGGCTGCTATTTGTTTGGCGTCAGCCATCATTTCTTTTAATAATTCTTCTTCTGTCATTTGTTACTCCAAAAAAAAGGCCGCCCCTTTCGAGGCGGCAAGGTATACGCATGGAATTGTTTAACAAAACAGGCAGTGTCCATGCGGAGAACTATGTTGCTATTAAAACGGTATTTTATCATTTGGCAAGGTTGAATTTGATTCTTGCTGTTTTTGTTGAGGGTCAGATATTTCTACACTCATGTATGGCTTTTCATCTTTCATGCGTATCCAAGATGCAATGCGCTTTAATATTGGTGGTGTAGTCCAAGGCATACGCTTATCATTAGGATTATACATAGTCCCAGTATAAGCAGGTGCGCCCTCTTTGCTATTGTCATTTGGAAACATCACCCCGACTTTTTCAAAGACTTCAATTAATTCTTTTTGATCTCGTGTCATTCTTCTTACGAATGCGTAACGAGAGTCACGACCTGCAACATTTATACTACCTTGTAGTATAAGTTCCATGTCTTCGAATGGAGGCCACAATGCCCCATCATTTGTTTTGTCATATTCTGCCATGCTTTTGGCTCCTTTGTTAAATGTTGGTGAGGGGTTCTTAGGGAAACTCGCCCCTCGGTCGAGTTGAGAATATCGCTATGCGACTCCCCAAGAATTAGCTAGGCCATTTAGTTACAACATTCTTTGTCGCTTTACTAACTTCGGTGCTTCGCCCTGACTGCGGCACCGAAGTTCGCGCGACAGCATCATTGCCATCATCATCTTCTGTAGGCAAGTTGAGTAGCGATAGGATGCCGTAACGTCTGGCATAAGTGATCGCACTGCCCAAGCCTTGCATATCATTTTTGCCAAGTACTAAAGGTATATCTGTTGATATACTTTCACCATCAATATGTCTTAGTTCTGTTGTGATGCACATGCCATGCTCATTGTTAATGCCTCGATGCATAAGTAAGAAACCATTGTCTTTCAATGGTTCTGTTACAGCATCTATTACATTCTCAAGTGTAGCATAGTTGCTTTTGAAGTGAGGGTTGCGGCCATCACGTTTGATAGGTTGTATTTGTTCACGAACCTTCAATAGTTTTTCAGTTAAGTTAGACTTTGTCATTGTGTGCAGTTCTCCTTGTTATGCGGATTGCTCCGCGTTTATCACGTTTTAGTCTGACGGTATCACAGAATACTTCTCGTTCGTTATGACCGACCATATTCTTGAGATTCTTTTTCGCTCTGTCATTGATCTGAGCGGCGTTGAGTGTGCTGATGAATGCATGCGCTTCCGAGACAAACTCATTGTCTCTTGATGCGTCACGCACCACCATCTTATCCAACTGGATCTTTTCTGTGGAGAGAGTCGTGGCCTCACGATCAACAGGCCTTTCCTTGTTTTGAACGTGAGTCCAGAATTGTGTGACCAACTCCCACATCTGATTAAGATAGTCTTGGTTGTAAGCAATGTGCAAACACTCCCATTTACTGTTACCAAAAATAACAGACAGGTATGCCCCATCTGCTTTTGCAATGTGACAATACAATTGTATTTGTGGCATGTACTTGGTTAGAACTTTGTCCATATTATAAAAATTATTTGTATGCTTTGCTTCGATAATATTATTTTCACCTTGGATTGCACCATCTATTGTACCTTTGACTGGTATATTATTGATTGATGCTATGTATTCTTTTTGATGTGCAACAACAGCTTTGGCTTCATGCAATGCAAACCATTTGAGATTAAAGTTTTCAGTATGTATGCCAAGCTGCACAGGAAGATTGCGAAGTAAAGACTCTGGTTCCTTGAGGCCAGTCTTTACTTCCCACAGTTCTTCCCATTCGCCTTCCATGATTTTGACGCAATCACTGCCGCCAATAAAACCTTTACGTTCCATATAGTTCTCCGTTTGTGGGCATTTAAATGCCTATTTATTTGCCTACACTACTGCACTTATGCAGTTGATGCAAGCTCTTTGAAGTGTTTTTCCCCATACGCTTGTGCTTCTTCGAGGCTTTTTATTTTTTGTTCAGCAAGGTCTTTGTTGAAGTTATCATACAATCTGCCTTTGAGTTCTGTACGATACGGCTCGAGTTCAGCTTTGGTTACATAGCCAAAGTGAACAAGAGCAGCAGCTTCTTTACCATAGATAAAATGTTCGCCAATCTTTTGGTTTTGTTTTATTCGATTGGCTGTGACTCGATAGGTATCTACCTTCCAATGCTTTGCTCGATCAAAGTCTGGTTGATAAATTTCTTTGGATGGTCTGCTTAGACTAGCTTCCCACATTTGTTTGGTTACAACTTGCGTCAATGATTTAGGTTTCATAGAAGTCCTCCGTTTTTGTGTACTCACCTTTGTTGTTTGCTAATTGTGTTGCGCTCTTTCTTGGGCGTGTTCGAAAGAAACCTTCATACTCTGGGAAGGTTTCCATAAATTTTCTTGCATACCATGCGCGATGGTTATTGCTTAGTTTAAATGTAGATTTTCCATCAACATCAGGTGTGTCTGTTTCCCATCGAATGCGTTCAAAGATAGCATTGACTGAGTAATGTTGATAGCCTCTAGCAATAATCTCTTTGGTAAACTTTACAAAAAGTATTGACACTTGTGGGTATCGTTTATGAAACTCTTCAGCCTGTTCATTCATTTCTTCTTCACGAGTTTTCATGACGTGCATCCTTCATAAGATTACATATTCTAGTGAGATAGCTTCGTAACTTTTCTACTTCTTCAAAAGAAAAACTATTCATCCAACCATCGATGTTTGGATCGGATGAAAGCAACTGCAAATAAAGTTTATCAGGAAATGAGTTTGAATATTCTAATATTAAATCACGCTTAATAGTATTGTCAGCGTCATCCATCAGGTGGACTACATCAACTCGTAGCCGTCTTGTCTCCATCATTTTTTCTGTCATTTAAGTTCTCCATTATTGTTTGAAATTGTTCGCCACTCATTATGACTAGCGTTTGCGGAGTTCCTCTCCGTCTTTTATAGAAGGCAATGTCTCTGCCTTCGAGGACACTGAAAGGGTTAGGAAACCCTGACTTGTCTCTATACTTTACTTCTCCCACCAGTTCTTGGTCTTTGATTGTGAGCTTGATGTCGCCTGAATACTCTCCTCCCAAGCTGCCCGAGAGGGGTTGGCGTTTCGCTTTGATCTGCGCTTTGATTTCGTTGAGCCATTTGACAAACCACTTTTCGTGGTAGGTTCCTTTTGACTTGTTATTGTTTGCCATCTGTCTTCCTCATAACAACGCAAGCATATATACCAATGCTTTTCGTTTGTTCTTCGATGATTGTTTTTAAGTATTGCTACGAAGTATTCAGATAATTGTTCGCAAGCAATACAATAAACTTTATTCCTCTTTCCTTTTTTTGATTTCAATGTCGTATCCTAACGCATCAAGCCAACACATTAGAAAGAAACCAGACGGAACTCTTTTGTGCTGCTCCCATTTATGAACCAATGATTCAGTGCAGCCTATTATTCCTGCCAATTTATCTTGGCTAAGTTTTTTCTCGTGCCTCGCTTCGATAAGCATTGTTATCATTTGATTGTAGTTGTGAGGCAATCTTGTGTTGGTCATGAATTGATTCCAGAACTTTACAAGCTGTTGTATATCTTAGGTCAGTTTTATTATTTATTGTTCGATAGTATGTTGACGTAGGTACTCCTGCTTTTTTAAAAGCAAAGAGTAAATCAACATCTAATGTGTGTGCAGTGGTTTGCAGATGTTTTAAATAAGAATCCATGCTCCACTTATGCAGTAAGAATATTTAGTTTGTCAAATAAAAAGGGGAGTGTTTACACTCACTCCCCTTGCACAATCACTTGAAAAGGAGGAACAAGCTTGTGCTGCCGTGGTTATGTGTACCAGATATGATGTGAGCTTACACACTGTTGATGTTGATAGTGTACCTTGAACCTAATCAACATCTTCGCACTCACGGCTTACGAATCCCAGACCACCACATTTATCACAGTCTTCATTGACTTCTTCCAAAGATGGTGGACTATCTCTACTTATCCATGACTCTGGCTTGTCGTATGTTATTGTTCCAGAGCCATCGCATTCTTTACACTGTTCAGTGTACGTTTCCACTTTCATAATACAACCTCGGTAAGTTTGTTTCTTCCCAAGCTTTTATAGCTCGAGCGACCCATTTGTCTCGATCGAACTCAGGGTTCATTGACTTGAGGTCATCACCCATTCGTTCAATGATTGTTGGTGAGCTAGTGAGTGGCGCAAGTACCTGCGCCACATAGTTTTCTTCTTGTTCAGTCATTTGGATCTCCCAGTCTGACATCAATTTCTTTGTCTGCATTGAAGCAAGTAAACTCAATTGATGTTTGGTTAGTAAAGTAAAAGACAAACTCAGTTACATGTGTGCCATGACTCATTTGCCTTCTGTGGATTTTTACAGACTCAACATTGTGTGAGTCCATATTTAAGATATTGTTTACGATCATGAGAATACCCCATAGTATGTATCAAGTGATGTCCACTCTTTGGAGTTGATAGCTCGACCAACATCACCTTCTCTGTTGAAGCTGGCAATGTGTGGTGTTCGAGCATCTTGTGTGTGAGTAGACCAGTAGGTCAGGCAATTATACAAAGCCCATTTGTTGCTGCCCAACTGGTTCTTTTCTTTGTCCCACAAACCAAGCAATATTTCTAGTTGCTTCTCGTTTGTTTTACTTACACCCGATTGACGTGTGTGAGTTTTACAAACAGTAGCTTTGAGAAAGTTCTCAACATTCCAGTCTTCTATCTTAGTTTCTGTCCATCTCTCCCATTTGTTTTTGTTGGTCATAAATGTTTCGAGACCGATCTGTATTTTATTGGCACTGCCCTCTATGTTAATAGATGTTGTATGCTTGAACTTTGACATAGCTATGGCAAGACCAGAGACCATACCATTCTTACAAACAAGACGGTGGCCTTCTGCTTTTTGCATGTAGCTCCAAGAACCATCGTAGCTATTCAAGAAATCTACTTTGAAGTTTACTATGTCACCAACTTCCGCAGACTTTTTGTTCTCAATATACAAGTCTCGAAAGTGGACAGTGCCTTTGAGTTTGGCTCCGTTCTCAAAGATTTGTGTATCAATATAAAAGTCTTTGGATACTTGTGACTCAAGCACAGCATCTTCGATTGAGTTTACTACATCACTATGAAGCACAGGTTTGTAGGCACTCTTGTGTACGCCAAGCACTTCATTGGTATCTGTTCGAACGATCTGCTTGCTGTTTGGAAGCGGCTCGCCAGTGATAGCATTGGGTGTTGGGTGTACTTCGATTGGGAAGTTCCATTCTTCTGTATTTATTGCATCAAACATAATAGTTCTCCTTTCGTTTGATAGAGCTGCATATTTGCAGTTACAATAGATATTGTCAATACTTATTGTTTAGATAACTAACCATATCTTTTATTGCATTGGCTAAACCTATTGCGGTTGGACGATACTGAATTATTTTCATGTCTTCGCCTTCAGAAATGCACGCTATTTCATGTGTGCATATTGGTTCGCCATGATCATCTTTCATCAATGGCGAAACATGTTGTGCAATAGAAAGCTTGTGCTTTCCATGCAGCAACACAATATTATTCAATCCACTTTGACGAAACTTAACTCCGTCAATAATTAACTCACTCATTTTTCATTTCCTTTTTTAAAAATAAAAAAAATAATTTAAAAAAAATTGAAACAAGATAATATGTAGTCTTGTTCCAGATACTAATATAAGTTCGATCCCCGCCCCTGAGGGCGGCAATCAGACCTTACATAAAAAAAGGGGGCGTATGCCCCCTTCTCTTACGCTGCTTTCGCCTGTCTCTTCTTTCTCTTCTGCTCCGCAGCTTCATCCTTGTCATTGGTTCTTCCACTGACATTCGTGCTGTCGCCGACTCCGTCGGTCGTCGGCACATAAGCCTCTTGTCCGAGGCTTATTCCACGAGCCGCTAGCTTGGCAGCTAACTCGTCCTTCTTGACGTCTGTCTCAGTCTCTGAGCCAGAGTCAACAGTCCAAGGTTCAAGCGGCTTGTGGGCGACTCCTGTCGCCACCTCCATCACTGCTGCGATGTTATGATACACTTCATCCTGAACCGCATACTGCGCTTCGAGCCGCTCGACCCAGCCTTCGGCTCTGTCGACGGCTTGCAAGGCTATCTCAGTCCCATCGCATTGTGCAGCGACCAGCTTCAGCTGCGCTGTCGCTCGGTCTAGCTTATGCTTGGTACCTTTGACATAGCCTTGCTTGTTGGTGCGTGTATCATGCATCTGCGCCCATATGTTGTTGGCAAGACCACTGATCATCACCATTTGTGAATAGTACAGATCATTGACCTCCTTGTATGTCCCTGACTCACGATCATATCGTAACCTTGAGTCATAGAACTCAGCACAAATGGTTGCTAACGCTTGCGTTAGCGTGATCTGTGTCTCGCCAGTGTATGCTGCTTGTAAGTCTGTGTTGATCATTTCATGTAGTTCTTTAGTATTCATTGTTTTCTTCCTTATGTTAAATGAATTATATGTCTTTATTGACACTCACCGCCCAACCAATCACTAAAAGGCGAAAGTCAAGTCCTCCGCGACTTGACTTTTGCCTGTGATTGGTAGCGGTTTATCCTATTTCTTGTGTTATTGTATTCATATGAGATTTCTGCTCTGCGATTGAAACCTCATCCAGAATCCAAAATCGCTTTGCAAAGGCTACTGCCTCTGCTTCAGCGATTGCTTCATCAAGCTTAGTGTACACTTCAATGTGTCCACGGCATGTGAAGTACTGCGATGCTTCTTTCAATCTATCGATCTCAATCTTCATCTTGTTGTATTCACATACCTGCTCATGAATACTCTTATCTACATTGTGTTCTGTCATTAAATAGTTCATATCTATATCTCCTTATGATTTATTGAACACCTACAGTTCATCGTTAGGAAACTCATATGTCATGACTTGGTGATGCACGTCATCCACGTATGACGTGACGTCACCAACCGAAGGATACCCAATTCAGAGCCACTTGGCACACGGAACAATAAAACTGTGTCACGCAAGGCGTGACTCACTAACGCTTGTGCCAAGTCCGAATGAATTGGGGAGGTCTTTGACATATGACACTTGTTTCCGCTGATACACTTACGCGCAGTTGACTGGGGTGAATTGCAAGGCAATTCAGGCTGCCAAAAGCGGGAGCGGCAGCCGACCCCTTGCCCCATCGGGGCAAATGGTCATTCCCCATTCACTACACGCAACCCCCGTGTTGCTTTGCGAATCTGCCATTGCATGGCAATGGGAAGACCTACCTTCTGCCTTTCCTGTCAGCCATAGCTGCAGGAAACAGGAAGGTAGAGTCCTGATTCGCAAAAGGGAGGGTAACAACGTGTCAAGCCGTAGAATCATTGAGTGACGCCACGTCACAACCAGAGTGACGCTACGTTCGGTATTGACAAGAGATCTTGTTTTGGTGCTTTCTGGGGGGGAACTATATGGGGGGGCATCCAAAGTAGAACAATGAATGATATCTTAAATAGAAAATTGACACCAAAACAAGAGGCTCTTGTGGATACACTTGTAGCCTCTGGTTGTTCGGTCACTCAAGCTGCAAAAGAAGCTGGTTACGCTAAAGGAGATTCAGGAAGAGTCAGTGCTTTCAAAGCCTTACGCCAACCGCATGTCCAACAGTACATGATGAGAAGGGTTGGTGAACAGTTGGGAATGAATGCTACAGTGGCTGCTGCAAGGGTAATGCGATTGGCTACAGGAGCTAAGAGTGAGTATGTGCAGCTGGAAGCCAGCAAGGACATACTCGATCGTGCGGGATATAAACCAATCGATCGTTCCCAAGTACAGGTGGCTGGTGATATCAAGGTGTCCATTGATTTAGGCTAACGCCTAATCAATGACCACTAAACGTCTCGTGGCATATGTGTACATCCATCTATAACCCCCATGCCCCCAAAAACTCATACAATGTTCCTGCGAGGGATACCTCACTACCATTTTTTTTCCACAGAGTATTTTGTGCGTTTGAAATAATATTTTTTTCATGTAAGGGTCGATTATGTTTAGATGGATAAAGAGGTTATGGAATGCGGACTCCAGCTTGGCAGAGGAAAGAGGGGCAGAACCCAGAGGGGGGACTAAACGCAAAGGGTCGAGCAAGTTACAAGGGGGGGACGCTAAAGCCTCCAGTAAGGAGCGGAGACAATCCTCGAAGGGCAAGCTTTCTAGCAAGGATGGGGGCAGCAAAGGGTCCCGAAAGAGACGAGAAGGGAAGACCAACCCGTCTTCTTCTCAGCTTAAAAGCGTGGGGAGCCTCAAGCAAAGCGGACGCAAGGGCAAAGGCCAGAGCGATAAGCCGAAGAAACAAAGCTAAGAAAGGAAAAGCATAATGCCTATGGGTAAGGGAACATATGGATCACAGGTTGGCAGACCAGCTAAAAAGAAGAAGACTATGTTGACTGGAAAGCAAAAGACACTGCCGCCAGCTTTGAAGCGAAAGATACTAAAAGCAAAGAGTAAGTAATGGCTAAAAAACCAAAGTCTTTACTGCGTCCAAAGACTAGAGAAGATAGTCTTGAAGAGATACAAGCTAGAATTAAGGTTCTTCAGGATGAACTAGATACATTTACTGATTTTAGATCAAGTAGCAAAAGGGATAATCTAAAGATACTGCGTCAATACATTGGGCGCGGTTTTAGTTTTAAGGAGGGTGGATCTCCTGAAGAGAATGCAAAGATAAGAGAAAGACAAAAGCTTCGAAGACAGAAAGAGAAAGAGCTAGATATTCTCTTAGAAAAAATTAATAAGTTTCCAGATCCAGATGCAGGGAAGTTTAAAGGGAAAGTTTGAAGCTATGAATAAAAAGAAAACATTATTAAAAACAAGTGATATGATTGGTAATTTAACTAGGGATGAGATGTTAAAATTACTTACTGACATGTTAAAGTCTAAGAAAAAAGCAGAAACTAGATTTGGGTTTGAGGGGCTTAAAAAGAAAGGGTCTCGTTAAATGGCAGTAAATGCAGCAGGTAATTATACAAAGCCTAATATGAGAAAGACTTTGTTTAAGCGTATTAAAGCTAGAGCTACACATGGTACGGCTGCTGGTCAGTGGTCTGCTCGAAAGGCGCAGTTGCTTGCCAAGGAATATAAAAAGCGTGGTGGTGGATACAAGTGAAAAAGCCGCAAAAGTCATTACTAAATTGGGGAAAACAGAAGTGGCGCACCAAGTCTGGGAAGAAGTCTAGTGAGACAGGTGAACGGTACTTACCTAGCGCGGCTATTGCTGCTCTTAGTGATGCTGAATATGCAGCTACAACCAGAGCTAAACGAGCGGGTAAGGCTAAGGGTAAGCAGTTTGTGGCTCAACCGAAAAAGATTGCTAGGAAAGTAAAACAATATAGGAGTTAATTATGGGCTGGATGATTGCAAGTACTAGGGAGTTATATGATGGGGAAACCCATGAACTTGCTGGTAAAACATATACAGGTAAAACAAGAACATTAGACTCTCGAAGATTAGAGTGGACTAATGAACAACCTAAGAAAAAGAAACGCGCTAGAAACAAAGACGGTACTTTAAAAGCAGACGATCCTTCTACGCCTGACGTTAATGAGGCTTGGGAAGAGTGAGCTT